AAGAAGAAGAAGAAGAAGAAGAAGAAGAAGAGATGAATTGAATTATAAAAATTGAAAGATATCTATATCTCTGTTCAAATAGGTTTCTTTTAAATTCTCGACAAGCAAAAACCGTACGATTCTTCGGAAGACGTTTCGATTTCTTTCTATTTCTTGAATGATCCGAAGAATCGTAATTGCAGGAGTCCAGTTGTTTGCGCAGAAAAAGGAAGAGCAGCAGAGACATTTGATCCCAGTGAGTCTTTCGAGAACAAGTGAGAACCGAGGCGACAGTTTCATCATTCGGGAATAGTCTCTTGTGCCACATTTCACCGTTTTAGGATATTTAAACGGATAGTCGGCGTTAATTTTGAAAGAGTAATTTGTTTCTGCGTTAACGAAGATTTGAATGACGATGTAGATGTTGTCCTCTTGTAAGAAGACGATCTTGCAATCAACGTATTTGTTTCTGATATCTACTATTTCACGATTGAGCCTTTTCTGCATGGTCTTTGGATTCAAGGCAGATATTTGACTAATATCAATTTCAATCATCTAGACGTGGTGTATCGTTTCAATCGCTACTATATCGCAGAAACGAGAGGGGTAGCCTTATATAATTTTTACAAGAAAAGAAGATTAATTACCTTTTCCTTCTTTCTTCAATCATCTCGTTTGTCGGCGAGATACATAAGCGCTTAAGGAGCGCGTTGAACGATACCAGCTGCGATTAAAAGATACGACGACCTGTTTCAATCATTTTTCTTAAAATAGAAAATGTACTGATCTTTGTATCCACGACGCTCTAAATCCGTATGTGCTATGTACACGAATCTCCCCTTCTTGGTGATCGTGTCGACACATTCCTGAAGAGAGGACATATGCAAGACTTGTTTCTGTTTGCGCTTTCGCATCTCTTTTGGAAGAACGAACTCTTCCAGGAACGACCCGATTTTCGTTTTCGTGTCGTACTGAAAATCGCTCGTGTACTCCATATTCTTGAAGACAATTTTGGAGATGTTCTGTTTGAGATATTTCTTGAGAGAGAACCCAACAAAAGGATTGGCAGCGTCCAGGATAGGATCGAATTTCTCTGGATCGACGAGATGCACCGCGAAGACACCGTTGTCCGACAACCAAAAGTGAGCGTTCTGACAAAGCGACTCTGTGTCTGCAAAGTAGAAAGAAAAGTAAAAAGTGCTGCACGACGAGAACTTCTTTGCGGGGAACAGAGATTTGTTACGGATATCGCCTTGAACCAATTTGCACAAAGAAGACTGATCTTTCGGAAGCTCTTTTAGCTGAAACTCCGCCTGTCGAAGCATCGATTCACTCTGATCCAAACCAGTAACACGCACACCACGTTTGCAAAAAACTAATACATGGTCTCCTATTCCGCAACCGATATCTAGATGATGCGTCGTGTCTTTCGCAACCCCAAGAAGCTCCTCCACTTCAAAATCGACGAGAGGTTTCTTGTAATCGGAAATCATCGTCTTGTATACACCGGCATAGAAATCGTCGTAGATCTCATCGACATTTTCAAAATGCTCTTCTTGATACCCGGAGACGAAGTTCTCGTGAAGGAGTGAAGAAGATGGTGATGGTGATAATGTTGAATAACCACCCATAGTTACTACCAAAACTAGTGAAAATAGAAGTAGGATCGAAATAAGTATAATATGAAACATTTTTTAATTTATTTTTACACACGGATTTTTATTTTATCTGGTTAAACTAGTCTACTCTGCGCTTTGCTGTAACTGACGATGTCCTCTGGCTAAAGAATAACAAATCATTTGTCTGGTAAAGAGAAGATACGAAGCAGCTCTTCTTCTTCAAAAGAGCAAATCTGCTTCAAAATGCTTCTCCACTCTTTCTTATGTTTCTTCAACCCCGCAAGGAGGAAGGAACATGCCACTTTCTCAGGTGGAAAGCGCAGGAAGAATGTGTCTCGCGAGTAGTTGTGCGCAAGTTGAAGAGACGATCTTGCAGATTTTCCGAAGAGCGCAGGACATCGATCAATCAGTCGTTCTGTCGCTCCGTATATCGTTTCCACGTTCACCTCGTATTCCAGCGATTTTTTAATGTCGTCCATGAAGACGTTATATTTGTTCATTTCCTTATGAAGTCGCATGTGAACGAAATCGCGATTGATTCCTTCGCTTTTCTCACGTGATTCGTTCGCAATGAACACGCAACATGACACGAGTTCAAAGTCGGAAAACGTCGGTTGTCTGCTCTTATTTTGCTTGCCACAGATTTTTGTTCTCAGAGTCCCGTCGACGCGAGAGACATAACGGTCAAGAATGCTCATGGCGTTCCAGAACAGCGAGTCTGTCATTTCAAACCTCTCGGCACATATATCCAGCTCGCACAGAAAACAAGCTCTGTGATTCCCAATTCTTTCAAGCTGATCCTCACTGAAACCGGAGAACGCAAAGTAAGGAACGGCCTCTCTCGAGACTTGAAGCTTTGCAGGAGAGAGATACTTTCGATGGACCTCATCGAGTTGAAACTCTTTTTGTGGATACCGCATATGCAACTGGCGTTTAAGAAAGTTCTTACATCGCAGAATCTCCTCTCTTTTCGAATCTTTGCATTCCAACTCGAGCTCCTTTGAAAATGCAGATGCAGACTGATTCTCCCTCGTATCTTCGACGAGAGAGAACACAGCGAGGACAATGATATCTTTGTCCCAAAAGAACGCGAAACTGTTCTGCAGCGTGCATTCTAAATAGTACGAAGCGAGAAGTTGACTCCTTTCGTCCAACGAGAAGATTTCTTTGAAATGACAGAAGCATGAGTACAGAGTGAACGTCGAGCTTTGTCCAGATGCGAGAAATTGGGCCCCGTTCTCTTCATTGAGAATGTTCAAGAACCCGACGGCCCTATTCATCAGAGAGGACAGCGATTTTGACGCGTGATTGCTCAAGAGAGAACGTTTGAGGATATCAATGGCAAGATAGAGCGTTTCCAGAGGGTATCCTTTCTCTACTTGACGACCAATGAGTTCGTTCACGATCTGCGGATACCAGAGTTTTTCATTACTTCTCATACATACGACGTTCGAAAGCACAATGGAACTCATGCTGCACGTGAAACGATGGAGTTCAATATTTTCGCGAGTAGAAGAAACGTAGTTGCATCCGAATCTGGACATTTCGCAACCTAGACAAACATCCGTCGTATGGGTTTCCAGTTCACCCACGAAACTACAGATATCGCACTTTTGAATGCGACAGTCGAAACGCAAATGCTCCTTCACCTCATCCAGCGACCCTTTCCAACGGCACGGAGAATCGTGGACGAAGTGAGAGAATGTTGGACATGAAACTCTTAAACGACGGAGGTTCCATGAAATTGTTTCTGAATGACTGAGTCGCACATTCCGGGAACGACAGGACGGGCATTCTCGTTTCCTTTGCAGGGATGATTCTAGACAACCTCTGCAAAATACATGTCTCTGGTCGCCGCAGCAGTTCATCGGTTCTAAAGGTATTTCGAAGCAGATCTGACAGAGGGACAAATCGAGAATCGATTTCACTTCTTCGGAAGTACAAGATTCTGATTCCTGTAGGACACACTCGGCATCGATTCTCACAAGTTCCCTTTCTTCTGCTTCTTCTTTTCCGCGTTTACGCTTTTTCTGCGGCCGCGTTGGCGCTTCTACTACAGCTTCTACTACTTCTCGCCGCTCTTCCTGGTTTTGATCTCTAGATTCGTTCTGAAAATCAGTCCCTGTGTCATAGGGTATCGTCGCATTTACAATGCCACATAAAGTCGAAACAGATATTATTGCAGATCGACGTTCGTTCGGAAGCGCTGTAGACATGATCTGCTCTCGTGTGATTATGAATTTGTGAGGGTTGCAGAGAAAAATATGCTTTGCGCTGGATTATAGTGGCTTCATATTTTTCTTCCTCTATTTTCCGAATTCTATTTGTATCACTATTCTCTGACACAAAAAAAAACTTATTTCGACTCTTTACTAAGTATATACGCTACATAGAATTTCAAGCAGGCAGAAATTCGTCGCTCCTCTCCATGAACAGCAGAACTTGTTTTTTCTCGAAATGGAAGAATCTTTTTGGCAAACCATATGAAGGAATTCATGCGTACAGAATATTTGATGTTTCTGTCATTGACGTGTCTGTCGTCGTTGCGTCGGGATTTCTGATTTCCTACTTCACACAAATTGCGGTCCTGAAAGTTCTCATTGTGTCGTTTTTGCTCGGAATCATCGTTCATCGTCTACTCTGCGTACGAACGCGATTTGATCGTTGGATCTTCGTTGACGCAGAGAATTGATTCATACTAGAAAAAATGAAAAATAATAATAATTTAAGCACAACACAGGTAATTGTACCAATCATTCGCTTAGATTAGACCTGGTGAATATAATGCAGAAAGTAGAAGCACGTGTGGAGATTATCATCGGATGCATGTTCTCGGGCAAGAGTTCGGAGCTGCTACGTCGATGCAAGAGATACCGATCGATTGGTATGCAAGTTCTTCTCGTGAACTCCCTGCACGATACGCGCTGCCCGGCGAACTCGCTGAAGACACACAGCGACGAGATCGCAGCTTGCATGAAGATTCTGCATCTATGCGAACTGTATTCTTGCGATCTGTTTGCAGAAGCACAGGTCATCGGTGTGGACGAAGCGCAGTTCTTTACGGATCTCGTCGAATTCGTGCTCGAATGTGAGAAATTGAAGAAAACAGTTATCATCGCAGGATTAGACGGAGATCATCGAAGAAAACCTTTTGGCCAAGTGCTTGAATGTATCCCTCTCTGCGATTCCGTGGACAAACTCGAAGCTCTGGACATGGTCTCAAGAGACGGCAGCGCTGCTATTTTCAGCAAGAGACTCGCCAAGTACGAGAAAGTCGCTGGAGTTCATCTCATCGGAGCAGAAAGTGTGTATGTCGCTACGAATCGCGAAAACTATCTCGCGTGATAATAATCATGTTTTAGAGAAGAAGAAATCTCAAATGCGAGAGTTCATGCAAACATGCCTTGTCGAAATATCTCGTGCATAATGATTTATAGACTAGTGCTCTGATGAAGCGTGCTTACAAGTAGTTCTATAATCAGCAGTATCTACAATATATATGACTATCAAGATCCTACAACGTCACAATTTTTTGCCCTTGTTTTTCCCCATCGTCTTCTTCGACCTCTTCATCGTTTTCTTCGTCCTCGTGCTTATGGCTTCGCCACCCCCCCCATACACCACGATTTCGTTCATATCTTCTGCAATTTGCATTTCCGTGACGGATGGAAAGGGAGTTTGAAGATTCAACCACTGAAAGAATTGAGCAGCATTCATCATCCTTCGTTTTTTGTTTTTCATAGGACTGTAGAAACTGAACCGCGTGGCCATGGTCGACGAGTTTCTTGCGTTGTCAAAGTCCAGAATGGCGATCGATGGTATCTTCCTTGCAGCAAGATTTGACGCGTTTGCGAGAAACACGAGATTGCCCGCGTGTGTGTCGTTGTGATGAATACCGTTTTCCTGCAGTAGCTCGAGTGCAGACACGATGGAACGTATTAGTGACGCAGAGAAACGCATAATGTATGTGACGTTCTCTACCCTTCTGCAATCCAAGATGTCTTTCAGATTTTCCATTGCTATGACCACTGTAAATTTCGTTCTATCTTCAGTATCGACGCCAAAAGAGTAAGAGAGAATTTCAGGAACGGTCACATTATGCTTTTCCAGAATATTTTGGGCTCTTCTCTGCATGATCATCGAACTCTTGCAAAACCGAAGCGCCCTGTCTCTGTCTTGAAGCAAACAAGAATACTTTTTGTATACCTTATCTCTCAAACGATCCAACCACACAGATGTTGACGTGAAAGTCAAGAATTTTCCTCCCGACTCCGAATTACAGAAGTCAACAATTTTCATTTGTGGCTTCTTCATGAGGACGACCTGCTGCAACTCGAATATCTTAAGAGAACGAAGAGATTTATCATTCCTTGGAAGCAATTCCTCATTATGTATTTTGCAGCTGAATTCTGGTATATTAATGTGGTCTACGTCTTCATCGATCGAAGAAATGTTTATAGATAAGTGCTTCATTGATAATTGCAGAAAAAACAGAAACTTTTGTAACAAACAATTGTTTAATACTTTGTGATAAAATTTTCAGACTTTCAAAAAATAAGTAGAAGGTCTCGCGCACAGAGTCTACTGTATGTCTTTGAGGTGCGAAGTGCATGTCCACAGTAATAGCTATGATAGAATATTAAAGTATTGAGCTAGCATGATTATTACTCGATACCCAGTTTTCTCTGGATAATGAGAAATTTGTGTCTGCCATACGAAAAGAAGTAAAGAGTGAATAACATTATGTATCCGCTATTCAATTCTTTTATACGCAAATGATCCAAACCGAAAATACCATTCAATGGAGACGGAACCATTTCAATCACGTTTCGACCGATATATGTGAAAATAGAAATAATCAAGAAGCAGACGACAAACTCAAATATGTGCAAAGCGACACTCTTCTCCTCATCTTTCAAGTACGAAAACATATAATCAAAACTTTTGTTCAGAGTGAACGCTACTGATACTCCATAAACGAAACAAAGCAGGACGACGTAGTTGATGTCAAGTGCTTTTACAACATAGAATCCAACCTTATCGTCAAATATCATTTTTGTGATGTTTGAAGATGTATTAAAAAGAAAAAATATACGAGACAATATCAGATCTTTCTCAGCAGCATTTTTTTCTTCAAAAATATGTATTAGATCATAGGACATATCATCTCATCTCCATAATATCAAAAATCATGAGCAGCAGTCCAGAACGAGTCAGAGATTCTTTTTTGGAAGACGAGGGTCCAACGAGCGGAATCACTCAAATCCAGCGAAAACATGTCCAAATAGATGGAATGGATTTTGAATTCGATTTCTCTTTATGTCACGGACCGTATCTCTGTTGACGACGAAGAGAGTGACAACCGTGGTAAAAGTAGCAGAAGTACGAGTGAGCATGGTGAAAGGTCAAGTGAAGAAGATGAAAGAGAAGGAGAAGTCGGTAGCCGAAACAGTGAGAGAAGGAGTACGACCACCAGCACCACCACCAGCACAAGCAGCAGCAAAAGCGTTCACAGAGATGAGCTTGTGAATCAGAGACGAACCGTGCGAAGTCGTCTGCTTTTAGAGAAAAGAGAAGCGTTCTGGTTTGAAGATAGTTCAAAAAAATGAAACTTTGCAACTTAAGAGTGAGACCTCCTCTTTCTACGTAGTTTCAAAATCTCTCTTTGGCAAATCCAGAATCTCGAGCAACAACAAACTCAAACACAATGATCTCTTCTCCCGCAACCAACATCAATCTCAACGAAATTTTTGTGAAGAAACGATCCGGCGAACGCGTCCCTGTCTCTTTCGACAAAGTCTTGAAAAGGTTGCAAATCCTCACCAATCAACTCCAACCGTCGCTGAAAAACGTCAGTGTTTCCGTCGTGGCCCGCGAAGTGTGCAGCAAGATCTACCCAGAAGTCACCACGGAAGTGCTTGACATCTTCTCTGCTGAGACAGCTTCCAGCATGTCCACGATTCATCCTGAGTATCTTGATCTTGCAGCCCGGATCGTCGTTTCCAATCATCACAAGAAAAACCCAAAAACTTTTTCCGAGACGATGCTCGCACTTTCCCGAGCTCCAGACACCCGTTCCGACTCTTTTGCATCGCTCGTCTCCCACGAGGTTCTGTCTCTCTCTGAGAAGTTTGCAGAGGAGATCGAGCAGGAGATCGATCATGCGCGGGATTACAGTTTCTCGTATTTCGGATTCTTGACTTTGGAGAAGAGTTATCTTCTGAAAACCGACGGCGTCTGCGAACGTCCACAACATCTCTGGATGCGCGTGGCTCTCGGATTGTACGGAAGCGATCTGAAAGAAGCTTTTCGCATGTACCATGAACTTTCGCAGAAGTGCTATGTGCACGCCACACCCACACTGTTCAACTCTGGAACTCCGCGCAACCAACTCGCATCCTGTTTTCTAGTCGGAAATCCAGGCGATTCTATCCAAGGAATCTTTGACTCTCTTGGTCAGTGCGCAGAGATATCCAAAAGCTCCGGTGGAATCGGGATCAACATCCACGACATCCGCAGCAAAGGTGCACGTATTCATGGAACGAACGGAACGTCGAACGGAATCGTGCCCATGCTTCGCGTGTTCAATGATACAGCAAGATATGTCGACCAAGGAGGAGGCAAAAGGAACGGATCATTCGCCATCTACCTGGAACCCTGGCACCCGGATATTGAAGACTTCCTCAATCTCCGCAAGAATCATGGAGACGAAGCCATGCGCGCGCGCGATTTGTTCTACGGTTTGTGGATTCCAGATCTCTTCATGAGACGAGTAGAGAGCAACGGTCTCTGGACACTCATGGATCCGGCAAGTTGCCCCGGTCTAGCAGATGTGCACGGTGCGGAGTTCGATGAGCTGTATTTGTCGTACGAAACTGCTGGAAGAGGAAAGAAAGTCATGGAAGCACAGACGCTGTGGCGACTCATTCTACAGAGCCAGCGGGAGACAGGAACACCCTACATGCTCTATAAAGACGCCTGTAATTTCAAAAGCAACCAGAAGAATCTCGGAACCATCCGATCGAGCAATCTGTGCACAGAAATAATCGAGTACAGCGACAAAGATGAGACTGCCGTGTGCAACCTCGCGAGCATCTCTCTTCCCGCTGTGCTCTTCCGCCCGCGCCGATTCGCCGATTCTCAGAAAATTCGTCTGATTTCCACGAAAAACTCGGAATCCCTCCTGGCGGCTGATTTTCTGCGGAGATGCTGTGAACTCGACAAAGTTGCTCCGGAGAGCGTCGAAATCGTAGAATTGATTTCCGAGAACGACATGGCCAACTACAAACTCGACGCAGCAGAGAAAAGTCTTCATTCGCTGGACTCTATTACTTTTCCCTGCCTCGAAGTGGACGGCGAGTACGTCGGGGGATACAGAGAGCTTCTCAATGCGTTCGGATATAAGATCGACTACAAGAAATTAGAACATATCGCTAGAAGCGTCACGCGCAATCTAAACCGCGCCATCGACGTGACCATGTACCCTACACCTCAAACCAGGAACAGCAATCTGAGACATCGACCGATCGGAATCGGCGTTCAGGGACTAGCGGATGTGTTCATGACGTGCCGTGTTCCATTTGATTCCGAAGAAGCCAAGGAAATCAATCGGTACATTTTCGAGACAATCTACTACGGTGCGATGAGCGAGTCTTGTCTCCTCGCAGAAGAAAGAGACAAAGCCGTCGCTGAACTCGAGAAAATCGGCGAAAATATTGAAGATTCGCGACTCATTTACAGCCGCGATTACTGGGAGAGTGTTCTTACCACTGCAGACGCCGCTGAGAAAAAAGAGGAAATTTTTGATTTACTTCAACGAATTCAGTGGAAACAAGATGTGGACTGGAAGGAAACGACAGGAAAATATTCGACTTTCGACTCTTCCCCTCTTGCTTCTGGGAAATTCCAGTTTGATTTGTGGAACGAGCACAGCGCAACTCGTGGTGTCTTACAATCAGTTTCTGGTAGCTCCGCTGCAAGTGAAGGTGGAGGTGGAGTTGGGAGCGGTGATTTGAAGACAAACAGATACGATTGGGACCTCTTGCGTTGTCGAGTGAAGACTTCCGGTACAAGGAATTCGCTTCTCGTTGCACCTATGCCCACTGCGTCCACCTCCCAAATTCTCGGGAACAACGAATGCATCGAACCCATCACATCGAATTTGTACCTGCGCCGTACCCTCGCTGGAGAATTTGTAGTGATCAACCGCCAGCTCATCGACGACCTCGTCGTTCTCGGTTTGTGGAACGTGGAAATGAAAGAAAAACTCTTGTACTACGAAGGAAGCGTCGCCGAGATTCACGAAATTCCATCTTTTCTGCGGTCTTTGTACCGCACCGTCTGGGAAATCAGCCAGAGAGTCATAATTGACATGGCCGCGGATAGAGGAAGATTTGTGTGCCAGAGCCAGTCCATGAATTTGTTCCTCGCTGCACCGACACAGACCCAACTCACATCGATGCATTTCTACGCATGGAAGAAACTCCTGAAAACGGGGATGTACTATCTGCGCACGAAACCTGCCAGCAAAGCGACCATGTTTACGTTGTCGGCAGAGACCTATGCTGCTGGAAGCGGAGCAGCGAGCGGCAAACAACAAGATCCTGGCGATCCTGGCGAGTGCATCTCGTGCTCCGCTTAAAAACTCATAATTCAGGACGGAAAAATAATCTCCGCATTTGTTCAAACGTCTGGAAAATGCCTGGAAACTCAAAGAGAAGGAGCGAGAAACGAACGAAACGACGTACGATAGAAAAAGTGCAGAAGATTGAAAACAAAGCCAAGAGAAGTAGTAGAGGTAGAATCAGAAAAACCAAAAGCAAAAGAAAGGGAATCAAGTCATCAAAGAGAAAGATTGCAGCAGAAAGAGAAGACAAAAAGTTGAAGATCGCAAAGAGGAAGAACGTTGTAAACACCAAGAAAGCGAAGAAGAAAAAAGGCCCTAAGAAAAGAAGATTGTCAAAGAAGAAGCGTTCCTATGATGAGTCTCCTACCGAGTACAAAAATGAGACGAAAGAAGCCGACGGGCCCAAAAATCAGAATCAGAATCAGGAGAAATCAAACGAGGTCGACAAGAAAGTAGTCATTGAAGATTTTGATCTGAAGGGAAACATTGTGTTTAAGAGAACTTTTGTCTTACAAGAAGATACAAAATTCCTTTTCAACACGGGTGAAGAAGCAAAAGCGTTTTACGAAGAAGCTCGAAAGATGTTCCAAGACAAAAACAAATTCCGTTTACTGGGTTCGACATAAAGAAACTAAACTTGATGTTTTTCAAACATTCTTTCTTATAATCTTAGTAAATTTTCTCTGTTGAACTCTATGTCTCTTTGAAGCTCTAGAAAGATTCATAATTATATTCTTCTTGTTCGTAACTCTACGCTTAATTAACTTCTTATTGGCACCTCCAGCCATTTTATCGAATGTTTTTGTCATGGCAGCTACATATTCTTTGATTTTTACTTTAAAATCTTCAAAATCATAGAATCTATCCTCATCTCTCTGAATAGTAAAAGGTAGCTCTAAAACTTCAAATTTAGAGTTGGAATCTTGTTTGTTCTTAACTTTAAAATATACATATCTATTGAGGTCAAAGTCTGTACTCTTTTCTTGTGGGACATCAAAGAATCGTTCTTCGTTTAACCGTTTCAAAAACTCGAGAATAGAATTATCATCTGGATTAATATTAATATGCTCAAGGCGTATAGTCCGTTTATCGGCTCCGAACAATCCCGATTTTTGATAAATTATCTTTTTTGCTGTCAAAGGTCTTAATTTGAGACATATTTCCAGCTCTCTAAAATCAATTAAACAAGGAGATAATGGATCGCTTGTAAACTTTGAACAAGTTGCATTACGTTTTTCGACGTCCTTAGCTTTTTTATCTATTTTTGTTAAGTCAGCTAAATATGATGCAGCAGCTCTATATACTACTTTATAGTCAGAATTTTCCTTGAAATGGTCCTTCATTTTATTAATATCAATCGCTTCTCCTTCATTATTCTGCATTTGAAAACACTCCGTTTCGGTAGATGATACATAACGTCTGTTTAATATATCAAAAAATTGACCATCGATAAGTTCAAAAGTCATGTTTACCAGGATTTCGTCGATGTAATATAAATAAACTCTCGTCACATGATCGATAGTAATAGAAGTAGAACCTAAGTTAATTAAGGCTTTGCCTCGTGTCGATTCAATCAAACCTTTTATCATACATTTGTTTAAATCAGGATTTTTTTCATCTTTTAAAAATTTTTTAAAATTTGTAGATTTAATGTTCACAGGTACAGTACCATTTGCCACAGGAGTATCTACAGAAACACTATTTACCACAGGAACACTATCAACAACAGTAGCAGTTGCAGGAACACCATTTGACACAGGATTATTTGTTGTCAATGGATCAGATGCAGTACCATTATTCAGAGCATCCTTTTCCGCTAAAAGTTTATTTAATTCATTCTTTGACAATTTAAATAAAGCCTCTCTTGCTAATTCAACGCGATCAGTAATTTGTGGTAATGTTTCAATTTTATTATTCTTTTCCTGTAAATCCTTAGAAAAGTTGGCAGTAGCACTCATTTGCAAATTATATGTGAAAGGTGTATTTTTCTTGATTCTTCGTTCTACTCAAATAGCAAAGAAAATAAACAAAGACACCTCCTCGTTAATCTGATCTCTCCTCACCCTCCACACGTTCGCTAATGTAAGTCCACACAAGTCTATGAGTCAGAAAGATGACGACGAAGAAAACAAGTGCATGCACCGCTGCAACCGTGTACTTGTCGCCGTTGGGGGGAAGGCTGAGAAGGATTGAGGGAGATAGGAGAAAGAAGAGGATAGCGGCGTAGAGACTTCCGATGAAATGCATGGTCGTTGAAATGCTGAAAGAATATCTGCTGATGTGGTTTGCTGAATTTATCCTTAGAAAAAAAATGAAGGTGAACTGACCGAGAAAAATAACCAGTTTCCACTTCGCTCCCACACACAAAAATATTCACTCGAGCGAAATAACAAGAAAACGATGATGCGATCACTCTTCAAAAAAATCGACGAACTCATGCGAGAGCTACAGGAGCTTGCTGAAGAGAGAACTCGTTGCAAGGAGAGTTTACAGAGCGCGCGGCAAAATCTCCGTTGGTTCTACGATGAAATTTCCGCAGGACTTGCATCATCAGAGTACACGGCCGAGGATGTGGAAGAGATGCGCAACGAGATGCGTGGTGAAGTATTATCCGCACGTGAAGAATTCGACGCGGTGACCAAAGAAGTGGACGAAGTCCGACTCGCACTCTCTGTGTGCGTGGATGACATTCGACGTTTCCATGCAAAAGAATTTCTCCGGAGCAATCGTCTTGAAATCGTTGAAGAAGCGGTGTTGGGGTACTTGTTTTGACATTCTTCTGCTCTGCGTATCCCCTTCTCCCGACGAGATGCGTCCTTATCCCAAAAAGAAATAAAGGTGCGAAAAATCAAGACAAAGTACACAAGGAAGCACGCTCGTCGCAGTTGTCCCGTTTCGCAAAAGAACATAATGACACAAAGTCTGAATCTCCGAAAATTCAATATGAGCACCATCGCCGACGATTCCGTCGTCGTTTTCATCGGAAAGAGAAATACCGGCAAATCGTTCCTGTGCCGCGATCTTCTCTACTACCACCAAGATATCCCAGTTGGAACAGTCATATCCGCCACGGAGGGAGCGAATTCGTTCTACGCCAAAATGGTGCCTCCCATTTTCATCCACGATGAGTACAATGAAACCATCGTCGAAAGATTCAGGAACAGACAGGCCAGTGTGATCACCAAGCTGAACGACGAAATGAAGACCCAGCAGAAAACAGAAATCGATCCACGAGCTTTCCTCATCTTCGACGACTGTCTGTATGACAGTTCGTGGACCAAGAGTGTGAACGTCCGTTCATTATTTATGAATGGGAGACATTTAAAGGCATTTTTTATCATCACAATGCAATATCCATTAGGGATCCCTCCTAATCTCCGTACAAATATTGACTATGTTTTCATTTTGCGCGAGAACGTGGTCGCGAATCGAAAACGGATTTACGACTGTTATGCAGGCATGTTCCAATCATTTGAGATTTTCTGTCAAGTGATGGATCAGTGCACGGAGAACTACGAATGTCTGGTTATCCACAACAATGCGAAGAGCAACAAGATAGAAGACCAGGTGTTCTGGTACAAGGCAGAGAATCACGAGGATTTCCGCATGGGAGCAGAGGTGTTCTGGAAATACCACGAAGAGAACTTCACAGAGCTACAGGATACTTATGACCCGACTCAGGGAAAGAGGATAAAACAGTTTGTGAATGTGAATAAACAAATATGACCGAATAGGATATAAAGAAAATAGATCTTTCCAGATGTAATTCAAAAGCACTTTTTGAATGACGTCTGATAGATCAAAATTTGGTGCATTTGGATTGTAGCGAATTAGTTTATTTCCTTGTGATAAAATGTAGTCTTCCCTTATTTTTTCATTGAAAGGATCCCGATCTACATGGTCATTCTCGTCGCATTCGACTGTTAATTGATAATAAGGAAAGTATAAATCAATTCGATATTTTCCAATTATGAGTTGTCTTTTGCAGGTAAAGACATCTTTTAATGAGTTTTCAATGAATCCAATGGTCTGAGTCTCGACATACATTCCAATATTGATGGGTCTTACTGTATCACTTTGATCAACTAAATAACGATTTCTTAAATCATATGTATTTTCAAGCAATTTAAAAGCAGAGTTTGTCAATAGGTAAGTAATTTTATTGTGTGGACCATGGACGTATTTATCGAGAACTTTTACATTTTTTTTTGTTTTATACAATGGAAATTTTCTTGGTAGTTCTTCTGAAGGAACCTGACCACATTAAATTTCTTACATTTTAACTGTAAAACTAAATCATCCAAATCTTTTGTAAAAACGCTCATTGTTTAATATATTTCTCTAATAAATAATATCATAAGTGTTTTCTTTTTAAATTCGTTTTATATCAAATGTTTTAATCATATCCCACGACAAAAATAAAAAGGATATAAGACGACCAGACAATATATGTATTTTCTCAGCATTTGAATACGACAATGAATAAGGAAAAAACAGAGAAATAGGAGCAAAATTAATAAATACTTAAATCTAGGATGGGTAACCGTAGAGGTTAACATTTGGTTATCAGTACGATGAGTCGAATGGTAAGATCATTAACTCTCTACCTATCTTTCTGAGAACTCGGTCCTTTACACAGAAATAAACTTTAAATCAGTCACATAGTGGCGTTATCTTTAAAAGCTTTCATATTTTTTAAAAGTAGAGGAATAAGGACGACGCTACAATCTGGCCGATTTAAATTTTTTTTTGTAAAGGATTAAGCAAAATATTATGAGCGTATTTGCATCTGTTGCGTTTAACAGAAAAGTACGTAGAATATTTAGAAGTTCTATCGTCTTCTCGTCACTTTAAACTCAAAAATCAGTTGGTATCGGTACTGTTTTCGTATCGTAGAACTTTTGAAAAACTCGTTGAAGTGCGACTTTAAAAAGAGGTAACTTTCCAATGACACTTGGGCCAAAAACGATGCGCTTTCCGCGACCCAGGTCATACAAAGATATCTTGGTGACATTTCTCTTAAAATGGTCTCGAAGAAACATGGTAAGCAGGAAGGCATAGAGAATATTCTCATTTAAATGCAACGCATCATTTGGTTCAACCTTCTGACTCTCACTGCAATGGACACATCCTAGTTTGACTACAGACAACGAAAGTTCACAAGTAGCTGTAGAAAAACATTCGACAGTTTCACGAACTTCTATGGGGATTTTTTCGACAAATGTCGGAAGACGAAATTTCTTGAAAAGGTTTTTGTTCTCATAATCGACAGAATTTGCATAAATGAAAACATTTCTTACGAATCCTGCAAGATCCAAAGGACACGTTTTCTCTAAAACGTAAACAGAATGCTGTAAAAATTTTTTATCGGATATATGCGCGTTGAAAATAGCGAGTTTCCACCAAACATCAGAGGGAATTTCTAGACAATGTACGTTCTCGTCGAAATATATGTCAAAACATCTACGCATGCATTCAGTATTGAAACAATCCAGGGCTACTTTGGCTTTCGAGGATATCAGTTCATGCAACTCAGGAGTAAGATCCGATTCTTCGCTCTCTGGCATGTCCGTTTGTCTGCGACATTCTTCTTTCATATCATGGTATTTCAGGAAAACCTGTTTGTCTCTGACATATCGAATTAATTGGTATTTTGGAAGAAAACCTGAGAGAAGTTGGGGAAAGTTTTTGCGAAGCATGACGAGTTGCACAATGGATCTTAAGATATCATAGTTGTCTTTGTTTTGCGGCAACAGACTAAAATCGACTTCCTCTCCAAACTCTTCATTTTCTGCATTTATAGCATCGTCGCTTTGGAAAAGAATAGAAGGATAACGCAATGTTTCAATGAAATGGTGTTTGATAGTGTAGTTTTTTAATTTCCTTTCGTATCCGCTTGACAAGTGATGAGGCCAGGTAATGTCACTTGCATCTTGACGAAGTCTGTATGCGATGCTGCGATATGGTTCCGGAAAAAGAAGGAAATCTTTGTTATACGCTTCATAGCAATAGTTCGACAACTCTTCTCTTTTCTTAGCAAGGTAGCGCGATGGAGAAGATTTTGTGAATCCAATGAAGAGGTACTTTGTACTTCTACTGGTCATGACATTGATGTATGATTCAGCGTTGAGCGATCTCTCGTTGTCGATTTCGTTGCAAGCAGGAATAGCTTTTTCAGTAAGTCCAAGATTTATAATGACGCTTCTGTCTCTACCTTTGACTGCCATAATACTTGCAGCTACGGCATTGTGCTCGTTCTCTTCCCAATTGATCTTTTCGCCGTCATTTGTCCGAAAATGCACGAATTTTCCAGACCCAAAACCAGTGGAAGCAAAAAATCCGTTTAGACGTTCAAGCAAGGAGACAAATGTATCATTATCGTTCGTGGCGCGCATGTTTATAACAACGTTGCCGGGAAGAAGACTTGTATCTAGTTTGAAGAGTGTTGTGATAATCTGTAGGACAATCTCTGCATTGGCGTCATTATGCTCTTTATTACGCAGTCCTTCGTGATAGAATAAAAACGGTCGGTCTTCCAAATTTGCATTGTTCGCAGTCAAATCGTCTAATCCTCGCAGTCTTCTGACATCCTGGAGCAGAAAATTATTGAAAGCAATATGGGCATAAGGACAACGATAACAGATAGACATTGGGAATATTTTTGCTGAAGGAAGAGAGGAAAGAAAGTTCAAATGTCTTGCGAACTCGATCTCTTTGAGCGATTGAAGAACATCATATGCCATGATAACGACGAGTGTAGGGAACAACGTTATTACTTTGATAAGTATTTTGATCTCTAGGAGGTCGCAATCTTGCGTCTCGTCTACAATGAGACATTTTGGCGTTTTTGGTTTAGGTTTGTTGCTCGTTCTCATGGTCAATTGAAATTTATCTTCATTCGTCTCCATCCAACGAAATAAAAGAATCTTTTTCTTTTCAAAATCGTGACCAGGAACTTGAATTTTATTGTATTCGCAAAGTTGATGTATCCACGCTCCAAGTGTCGAGAGTGTTATTGCGGACTTTTTTTCGACTTTTCCATAATGATTCGTCTTACCAAGTTTTTTAAGTTGCAAGCCTTGATATTTAACAAGTCTCTGTTTGATTTCCGTGGTTACAGAAGTCATCATGGTGACTATTTGCGTATGACATTCTGGATAAGACAAGTTTTCAATTGTATGATAGACAATCAGATTGGTCTTTCCAGCACCCGGAACTCCACTAACTAGTTTGACATAATGTTTTTCGTCTTGAATAATTTCCTCTTGTTGATCAGATACATAACGACTCATATTTTTTATTGTGAATGAGCGAACTTAAAGGAGTTAGAGAAATTCTGAGAGTCCATAGATCATTTTTTTTCCTTCTTGCAACGGTATGATATGAATTAAATACTATAAATGTATCATTCGCAGTGATAAAAAAAAAA